GTATCTTCAATAGTTTCTGCAGTACTTTCAAGTGAATACGATCTTAACTCTCCAAGAGTGTCAGATCCAATCTTAATTGTACCTTCTGATCCTGTATGTGTTGCCATACGTTTTCTCCGTTGTTAGTTGTTAAGGTGTTCCAGCAGTATATTGATAAGTTACTCTTACTACTACTCGGATACCACCAATTGGATACAAAGTTCCTTCATCAGTAGATACTTCTACGATTTCAGTTTTCTTTGCATATCCACCTCTAGTCCTATCGGATTCAAGGTTGGATTCTATGACCTCTATAAGCTGGTTACGTTTTGTGTCAATGTTTGTATCTGTTCCTTTTACATAACCAATGAGGATAAAATCTGCAACGCCTTCTCTTGTTACTGTTGTTGATGTCATTGTTTCGTCTGTTCTTGTTTCTGCACCTGATTGAATAAATACTGCTGGATATTGTTGTTGAGTTAATTCATCAACTGAAAAAGGCTCTCTTGTTATTTTTTTTAATGTGATAGGTGATGTTACAGCATCTAATACTGTAATAATATTTGATACAATGTTTTCTCTTACACTCATAATTTGCTGTTACGTTTAAATTCTTCTGCAAAAATCCTTATCATAGTTTTTCCTTCTCTTCCAGTAAATCCAAAGAATGGTCTTTTTTTTTTTTTACCTATAGCTTTTTTTGCCTCTCTTGTTGCTGGAAAAAATATTTCAGAATAACTTGGTGTGCCTCTTGTTGCCATATTGCTTGTCATGTTACCTGAAAAAGTTAAATCAGGCTTCACACCCAAACCATTCGCACGTCTAAACTCTCTATACGCTCTAGTATATTTTACAAATGCACCTTTTAATCCTTGGCCTTTTTGTGTTCTGTCAACTATTCTACCTCTAAGCCATTCAGCAGTAACTAATAAAGACCTTTTAAGTTGTCCTGGTCTGTTACGCATTTCTTTTGAAATAGCTAATTGAAGCCTTCTATCATTAACTTTGGTTTCAATTTTCATCTAACTATTCTAAGTCTATGATATGGCTCTTTTTCTGATGCTGTTATAGTTCCTGAATTATCATCATCATATTCAACGCCGTCACGCAAAACATTTTGAAATTCTTTCGCATACTCTGTTTGATAATATTTTTGCATCATTTGAAATCTATCTAAATTATCTTGAGAATTAAATTTAGTTAATAGTGGGCATACATAATCTGCTAACATTTTAAATACTGAACATCTGTACCATTGTGTATCTGTTAATTTTGTTCCGTCCATTTCTATTGTTTCTAAAACTGAAATATCTTCTTGAATGTTTCTTTGGTAAACAGGGAACCATTCTATTCTTAATTGTCTTTCAATATCTTCTCTAGCCAACGCATGATAATCAGTAGGAGTCGTGAAACTTGTTACTCCAAAATCTAAAATATCTGGTTGGTATATTTGTAAATCTGCGTCTGTAGAAAAGTTTGCCATATAATCCTTTTAAATGAGTGATGGGGGTTTTGCAACCCCCACCATTATTACATTAATTACAGAGCTGAGTCCGTAGTTACTGCACAACCATAGTCATCTTTGACTACACCTGAGCCGTATGTAATTGTTGCTACGATTTCAGTTGCTCTTAGAGAAGCATCTCTTTGAGTTTCAATTTTGAAATCAGTTTTCATTGCTAGTCCTAATGATTGTGGGTGGAATACTCCGCCTACTGAATCATCATTAGCATCAATTGCTAAGTTAGCGTTTTCAAATAAATCAATACCGAAAACTGTACCAGCATATCCGTTTCTTAAAGTTTCGTTACCAGCATCGCTCATAGCGTTTGATGATGTTGTGTAACCAGCTTGTGTTAAAGCTTTCTTTAAGTTGAACATAGCTTTTGGATTAAACACACCATAGTATGGTCTTGGCACGTTTAATGCTCTTAAAGTTGCTTCAGCTTTTAAAAGTAAATCTGGAGTCAACTCAGTTGCCGCCGCACCTAAATCATTACCAGATGCGAATGATCCGAATAATGCACCTAAGTCAGTGTCAACTTTTTTAGCAATAGCATCACCGAAAGTTCTTCCGATGTCTGCCGCTACGTTTCTTGAAGCTGAGTCACGTCCTAAATCTGTTAATGTAGTCATTACACCAACTTCACTAGCTGTGATTGTTGCTTCTGTTGGGTTTACAGCAGTGTTGTCTAAGTCTGCTGCTTCTGCAACTGCTGCTGCACTGATCGCTGGGTACACAGGTACTGCGATTTGTTTGCCTGATCCACTTATGTTGTAAGTAGTAACAAGCGGTCTCATTACTGAAGTTTCCTGAAACGTAAAGATCGCTTCTTGGATAATCTCAGTATATAGTTCCGAGAGAGTGGAACTTGTTGCTTCATTAGCCATGTTATTTCTCCTTTGTTAAATGTTAGCCAATTACTAAGTTTGCCTTCATTCCACCACCTGTTTGTCTTTCTTTACGCATCTCTTTGTAAATCTTTCTGTGTTCTGGATTATTCATATCCAAATCACTTAACTTTAAGGCCTGTGGTGTTTGGCCACCAATCCCACTTTGACTACCAGTACCCGAAGGTGTTGCCGCCAAATGGTGAGGATTGTTATTTAGATACTCTGAAACAAAATCTTGAACACTCATAGGTTCACCTTTGTCGTTGTATCTTGGTGTACCATTTTCTGATACGACCTCAACGCTACCAGAATCATTTAGCTTTAATTTATCTCTTAACAAAGCTTTCACTTCATTAGGATTAATAGCTTTTAAGCTAGAAGCAGTATTAACTAATTGCTCGTCAATTCTAATCTTCTGTAACTCTGATACCAGCTTGGTTATTTCTTCGTCTTTTTTAGAGACAGTTTCTTTCATAACCTTTTCAAACTCGCCTCGCTGTAAGGCAAGTTCTTGTTCCTTCTGTTTTTTTTCAGCAAGTAATTGCTTGGCTTCTTCAATGTCAATTCCGTCTAGTTTTTTTGAAATAGTTTTTCTTTCTCTTTCTAAACGTCTTTTAACAATTTCCTCTACTTGATCTTCAGTAAAAGATTTTGAATCAACCTTTGTTTCAACAGTTGGTTGTTCCACATTATTTTCTTGAGCTTGTGTTTGCTCTACCGAGTTATTTTTCTCGTCCATATTTTCTCCTTAGAGTTTACTGCCTAATTGTCAAGTTTGTAATTTCCCTCGCTGTCTAACCATTCTTTACGAGTGGGTGTCCAATGGTGGCGGCAGTTATAACCACCCCTGACCACAAATGGATCTCCAACCTTTTTACCTTTCCAAGGTGAAGAAGTCCAAATTCTGTTTATTTCATCTTCGTTGTAAACTCTACCAACGTGTCTTATACAAAAATCTCTTGATCCTCTAATTATTGTACCAGTATATTTAAATTCTTTCAAACCAGCTTCATTTGCCCTAAACTTAGCAAATTGACCGTCAAATCCCATTATTGAATCTTGTATAATTGTTTTAGTATATCTTCTTAAATTTTCTCCAAGTCTGTTACGACCATAAATATTTTGTAGTTTACTTGCCGCATCTTCAACTAATTCTGTGTTATTAGGGTTATTAGCTATCCGATCAACTAAATCTTGCGCTTCAGCATTATCTGATTGTTGGTAAATACCATTAATTGTTCCTTTTAAATCTTTAATCATTTCTGTTTTAGGCCTACCAGCTATTGTTGATTGATAAACTTGATTCGCTAAAGTGTTTGAAAACTCATTAGCTAAATCTTCAAACTGAGTATAAGTGTATTGTTTAAGTTGTTGAATCACTTGTAAGTCAACATCAGTTATTGATTTAAAAGCTTCAGGAACAGGTAACCTTCCGTAAGTAGCTACTACATTTGCCGCTACTTTGTCATAATCATCTACAACTGAATTAACTCTTGTTAAATAAAAATTTTCAACGATTGATTTAAGTTGTGGTCTTAATGCTACAGCTAATTGAGTATTAAAAAGTTTGCCATTTTTAACAGGTAAAGTTTGAGCATTATTAATTACTTCTAATTCCATATCTTGTAATACTTTAATTAAAAGTTCAGTATGCTCGTCGTTTAAATTAGTAATATTGTTTTGCCTGAACTCGCCAAGCTTATCTAACAAATCTGCCATAAAGTTTATACTTCAGGAGTTTCAATAGGCCTTTGAGGAAACTCACCGATTCTGTTTGTAGCGCTATCAATTTCATTGTCAATTTCACTTAAAACTTCATCATCTTCTATAACTGTTCTTGCTATTTGTTTATCTAATTCTTTTACAAACTTGTCTGATTTAATGTTACTTGCTTTTGCTTGTTGTAATAGTTCTAAATCACTAGCCCAATCTCTTAAATCA